TTACGGGTTTAAATTGCTAGGTAATCTTTTACGCTATGTAAGTATTATAGCACCGTAGTGGAACTTAGTCAAGCAGAATCTTCTGCACTCTGTCTATTTTTCATGGCCTTCATTAGCCCAAATTTACGGATATCGTCCGAAAACATGTAAAGCTCAAAACTTTTACGTTCAGAGAATACAGTAATACTTTGGTTTGTGAGAAAATATGGACAGTCAATATATCTGTCCAAAAATATAATAGTCTGAGGGCTTAGTTCGATTAGTTCGGTAAACGGAACTTCATAGCAAGCCATGTCCAATTCGTTTACCAAAAAATCCATTCCATCTTCAGTAAGTCTAAGACCCCCGCCAACTTTGGTTCTGTTATTTACAAACCATTTACGTTGAAACAATTGAACATTAGTTTCGTCACTACTCTTGTCCCATTGTTTTAGAAATATTTTGGTATATGTATTGTTTGATATCATTTAACTACGGTACCGGTTGTGAGTTTATATACCTCAAAATCCGTAGTACCAAAAGTTAAGTTTAGTTTTTTTGCTAGATTGTGTGCATGACCGGGGTTTGAAAAACTAGTTTTCTTATACTTAGGGCCTGGATAGCTTGTGACGCTACTAAAGGATTTAAGATTAAACGGCTCGGCTTTATAAAATACAGCCCAAATGGCTTCCGACTCTAAAACTTGTTCAGCTTTATAGGTTTTTTTACTAATATACTCTAATAATACTTTTGGTTTCGGTCGACTCATAATATACGTCTCGATATGTACGTATATATTTATCTATTTTTCCTCGCCAAACACCCCGCCATCGAGCTGTATACTAAGTACTTCGTTAGCACTAGATTGTTTTAAAGTATGAAATAGACTTTCATAATCTTGCGATAACTTAGCTAACACTTCAGTAAGGGCGATATTAAGTAATCGTGCCTGTTGAATTGTCATCTTTAGTTCTTTTTGTTGAGTCAATTCGGCAGATTTTAACAATTGTGTAAATTGTAACAGTGCCGCAGTATTAATTGGATTTTGCATTTGCTAACACCGCCTTCATTTCAAACTCACTCATAAACGGACCTTTATTTGGATAACGTTCAATTGTAATCAGTTTAGGACAAAAACTACGTACCCAACCTTTTTCAAATTTAATTGTATAGTATCCAGCACAATACAAACTTTTACTGGCATTTGATTTAGTAAACAATGGCAATTTACGTTTTACATCGTACATACTATTGTACGGTTTACACATAGATGGAAATCCATGTACTTCGTATACGTCAGGTTTTGCAGAAGTTACTTTAACTTTGGTATTCTTTAAAAAGAATTCTTTACCAAATTGCTTTTGTAAATCTTCTTTTTTATTAAACATCACTTCGCCGTTAGTGCTTGATAATACAAAACGATTGTTTTCTTTTTTATGTAGTGTGGCAATTTTGTTGCCATCTTTTTCCACAATCCAAAATTTGCCATCGACGATGGGCTTTGCGTGTATTTCTGTCATTTTAGTCCCCTTTATAAGAGCCCCTGAGGCACTCTATTAATGTACGCATATATTTATATCTCATTTTAGTCAGTTTCTCCGACACTATTCTCTTACTGACATTTCGTTAGCAAGCTGTTCGTAAATCTCATTATCCATAAATGGATAAAATACAAATGCTTCTTTTAATTCTGGAGTGATAGCATGATTTAACCATAAGTCAAATCCAATACTAACACGGGGTGCAGTACCTCGATACACATCGGTATAATGTGGTAAACAAGATGGAAAAATAGTTACTCCACCTTTTATATTATCAACCCCATTAAAATCTTTAGATTCAAACGGCGGAGTATACATTGTTCTAGTATGATAATTATCCAAATGTACATTACCGCTTAGATACGCACTAACTTCTGAACCGTGTGAATGTTTTTTAATAGTAGTATTATCTCTTATAATATTAAACCAACAAATAACATCGCACACCCGTACAGTACTAATATCTTCCTCAATAAATTTTAAGTAGGATTTTCTTAAAAATGTTAACAAGTCGCTTAGTTCAGGTAATTCATTGTTGAAATTAAATAAATTATATCGGCCAAATCGACTTGTAACACTGTTGTACCCTAAACCAGTATCACCGTCATGGCGTGGTTCAAATTCATTTAAAATTCGAGTTTCATTATTAAT